TTCCTGGGCAGCATCCTCTCCCTGCGCCGCACGGCGCAGCAGGTGGAGCTGACCGCCTGTGATGCAGGCATCTATCTCACCCGCAACGAGCTGACCGGCGTCTTCTGCGGCTCGCCGGCAGCCATCGTGGGGCAGGTGGCGGAGGAGCTGGGCATTCCCGTGGGCACCGTGGAGGCGGAGGGCGGCTGGAAATGTATTACGGCCGGGAGCAGCATGAGCGCCTTTGCCGTGCTGCGGCAGGCCGTGGGGGAACAGCGGGAGATTTTCATTCGTGACGGCCGCCTCCATGTGACGAAGAGCGGGTACATGGTGTATCCGCTGGACCCCTCCCGTGTGCTGGAGGCGGAGGGAGAGGCCTCCGCCCTGGACATGGTGAACCGGGCCGTGGTGACGGACCGGACGGGCGCAGTCCTGGCCACGGCGACGGAAAACGGCGAGATCAGCCGTTACGGCCGTTTTCAGACGATTCTGGCCAAGGACGGCACTGTTCCCGCCCGGCAGGCGAAAAACGCTCTGAGGGGCCTTAAAAAGGCGGGAGAGGTGCTTGTACTGGGAAATCTGAACTACCGGTGCGGCGACGCGGTGGAGCTGCACCGCCCGGACTGGGGACTGGACGGCGTCTATGCCGTCACCGGCGCCGCCCACCTGTGGGAGCGGGGCCTGTATACAACAAACCTGACATTGGAGTGGATGCGCGGATGAAAAACGGCAATGTTTACAGTGAACTGCTGGACTTGCTGCGGCCTGAAAGTGCGCAGCAGAGCAGCTGCATCTTCGGTACGCTGACCGGCGTGGAGCCTCTCCGGGTTCGCGTGGGCGGGCGGGAAATCACGCAGGGACTGTTCTATCCTGCCGAAAAAGTGTTTCACGTGAAACAAATCGGACAAAATCTGGCGCTTTTGCCCTGTGAAAATGGGCTGCTGGTGCTTTGCGAGGTGGAGGGAGAGCTATGATGTTTCCTGACTGGGGGACTGCCCCCGAGACAAAAACCGCGGAGCTGCCCCTGTACCGGGACTGGGCCGTGGACTGGGAGAAGGGGTGCTTTGCCCTGAGAAACGGCAGACCCTATCTGATCTCCGGCGCGGAGGCCCTGAAAAACTGGGTGCGCTGCGCCCTGCACGGCCAGAGCGTGCGGTATCTGCACTCCGCCCACTCCGAAGAGTACGGCAACAGATTAGAGGAGCTGATGGGGGAGAGCATGGAGCGCGGCATTCTGGAGAACCGGCTGAAAAAGGAGATTCGGGAGACGCTGCTGGTTTCCCCCTATATCACGGCGGTGGACGGCTTTGTGCTGAAGCGAACGGGCAGCCGCGTGACGGTGCGCTTCGCCGTCCACACCCTGTATGAAACACTGGAAGAGGAGGTGCATCTGCCTTGATGTTTACCAAAGAGGCGATTCTGGAGCGGCTCATCGCCGCCTATACCGGCCCCGGCAGCACCGCGGAGGGAAGCTTTGCCGGGGATGTGCTCCGCGCCTGCGCCGACGCCATGGCGGAGCTGTACAGCACGGAGATCGACGGCCTTGAAACGAGGGCCTTTGTGTCCACCGCCACCGGCGACTGGCTGACAAGGGTCTGCGCCGACCGGGGCGTGGACCGAAAAACGGGCGAGAGCGACGCCGAGCTGCGGGAGCGTGCCCTGCAGAAGCTGGCCGCCCGGCCCGCCTCCGGCAACGCGGACCACTACGCCGCCTGGTGCATGGAGGTGCCGGACATTCTCCGTGTCCGTGTGCTGCCCCTGCGCCGGGGCGCGGGCACCGTGGACATCGTGGCGGTGGATCTGGAGGGCACCTGCCCCGCAAACAGCGTTTTGCAGGAGGCGCAGGCCATCGTGGAGGCCAACCGCCCCATCGGCGCCGACGTGCAGGTACTGGGGGCCCTGGAGGTGAAGCTGGAGGCGGCGGCCGAGGTGAAGCTGGCGGTGGGAGCCACGCTGGAGAGCGTGAAAGCCGCCTTTACGGAGCGTCTCGCCGCCTTCTGCAAGGAAAACGCCCTGCGCTCGGACACCGTCAGCTATGCCAGAGTGCTGAGTATGCTGCTGGACACCGAGGGTGTGACGGACGTGGCGGGCTTTACCATCAACGGCGGCTATGAGAGCATCGCCCTGGACGAAACGGCGGTTGCTGTGGTGGGGTTCGTGGACCTGGCGGAGGGTACGGAGGTTGAGGCATGAGACTGCCGGAATTTTTCGTAAAACTCTCCCCCATCGGGGAGACGCTGGCCGCCGCGGAGGCGGAAACGGCCCGATTGGAGGCGGAAACGGCAGAAAAAAACCGCCAGCTGGTGGTTTCCACGGCCGGAAGCGGCCTCAGCCTGTGGGAACAGGACTACGGATTGTCCTCTGTGGGCGACCTGTATACCCGCCGGGGCCGCATCCGTGCCGCCCTCACGGGCGGCGAGCGGCCCTTTACCCCCGAGGCCCTGCGGCAGCTGGCCATCACCGTGGGCGGAGCCGGCGCCGTGTCCGTGGAGGAGGACTTTGCCAACTACCGGGTGGTGGTGACGGGCGCCTTTGCCGACGGAAGCAGCATCGAGGCTCTGGAGGAGGCCATCGAGCGGTTCAAGCCCGCCCATCTGCAGGTGGCGCTGAATCCCACCACGGAGCTGACCGGTACGCTGAAGCTGTATCCCGTGCTGAGCGGCGCGGTGTTCGCGGAGCTGACCGGCACGCCTGAGACCTGAAAAACAGGAGGAGAAGCATGAATTTACACGGAACTTATACCCCCCAGGGCCGTCTGCTGCGCACGAAGCTGCTCTCGGGAGAGGGGAGCCTCACCGTCAGCCGCGTGATGGCGGGCAGCGGCTCCACCGATGCGGAGACCGCAGTGGCCCTCGCGGAGGAGCGTCAGCAGCTGGCGGTGGGGGAGCGGCAGGTGGAGGAATCGGTTGTGACCCTGCCGGTGACCCTCATCGCCGCCGATGCGGCGGAGGACTATAACTTCACTGAGGCGGGGGTCTACGTGCTTTCCGGCGGTGAAGAGATTCTGTATTGCGTGTACCGCCTGTACGGCGGCCTCCGCGTGGCGGCAGGCAGCCAGCTGGTGGTGCGCATGGACCTGACGGAGCAGTTTGAGGAGGTGCCCTCCGTGGAGGTGCTGGGCAGCTCAAAGGGGCTTCTGACCATGGGCGACCTGCGGGCCCTGCTGGGCGCGGCGGACGGCATCGCGGCGCTGGACGGCGACGCGCTGGTGCCGGTGGACCAGATGCCCTACAGCTGTACCGACGAGGAGCCGGAGGCGGGCGTGACGTATCTGGAGAGCGGCAAGCTGCTCTTTGTCTACGAATGAGGTGAGGACGGATGGCAAATTGGTCCTATAACGGCGTAGTTTTGCCGGATTTTCCCACGGATTTCGGCCCCTATACGGACGAATATGCCTACCGGGTCATCGTGTGGGAGGAGAAACGGCAGCGCTGGTATGCCCTGGCCTCGGCCCGCCGGTTTGAAATCAGGGATAAGGGATATGGTGTGCTCTGCCTGTACGCCACGGACTATCACGGGAAGTACTATCATCCTGTGGACGGAACGGCATGGGTGTATGTGGGCAAGCATTACAACAGCGGCTCCACCCTGACCTTCGGCGATGAGAACGGCTATGAGATGGTCTGGGCCAACCACGATATCATCAATCGGGTGGACGGATCGGTGGCGCTGCCCGTCAGCGACCCTGTGAGTCCCGGCTCTGTCATCACGAAGCTGACGGTGAACGCGGCGGAGCTTCGTCTGAACCGGGGAGAGAGCTTTCAGCTTGCGGCAGAGGTGGAGGGCACGGAGGTCTACAGCAGCCGGGTCGACTGGCATTTGAACGGCAACGACGCCAACGGCGGCACCACCCTCACGGAGGACGGCCTGCTGACTGTGGGCAGCACGGAGCACGCCTCCGGGTTCACCGTGACCGTTGTTTCCCGGCAGGACCCCTCTGTAAGCAAAGAGGTCCCTGTGACGGTGGCGGATTATCAGTCCAAGCTGAGTCTGGCCGTGGTGACGGACCTGCATGATTACAACGGGACCGTCCTGCCGGATTTCCCCACGGATTTCGGTGCCTATACGGACGAATACACCTACCGGGTCATCGTGTGGGAGGAGAAGCGGCAGCGCTGGTACGCCCTGGCCTCGGCCCGTCGGTTTGAAATCCGGGATAAGGGATATGGTGTGCTCTGCCTGTACGCCACGGACTATCACGGGCAGTATTATCGCCCCCTGGGGGGAACGGCGTGGGAATACGTGGGCAAGCACTACAACAGCGGCTCCACCCTGACCTTCGGCGATGAGAACGGCTATGAGATGGTCTGGGCCAACCACGACATCATCAATCGGGAGGACGAGTCGGTGTCCCTCGCGGCCAGTGAGCCGGTGCGGCTGTGCACGGTCATGGAAACGGAGGAGGGAACGGCGTATCAGATCTCCGGACCTTCGGTCTCTCTGGATGCCGCCTGCATCCACCTGAACACCACTGACGCGGTCTACACCGTCAAGGTGTGGCTCTACCGGCTGGTGGACGGTCTGAACACCCATCTGCCCCCCACCTGGACCAGTGAGGTCTTCGGCGGACCGGGGTGGTCTCAGCGCATCTCCTTTTCCGAGCTGATGCCCTTCACCCGCTACGGCGTTTACGCCGTGGTCTGCGTGGACGGTGCGGCCACGGACCACCACTGGCAGGGGACGTTTACAACGGCGCAGACGGACACGGCCCTTGGTCTGGCGGTAGAGGCGCAGGAGGTCAAACCGGACGGCGTTACCCTCTCCGTCACCCGCTGGGGTCTGGAAGCGGCGGTGGAATACATCGCCGAGGTCATCGTGTACCACCCCGATACCAGCCGGGTGGTCTTT